AAAATCTTGCTTGCTTGGTGCTCCTTTTTGTCCAGGCTTGCGTGGTTTTTTACCACTTTGCCTACGCTTGCGAATATTTTCGTATAAACTCATTTTGTGATTCCTTTTTGTTTCTCATATGTACGCAAACCACCGATACCGAGCATGCCACCTAATACAGTCAGTAGTGTACCCATATCAAACTCTGGTAGTTCTGGTATCTCTGCACCTGCGATAGAGGCACCAAAAATAATTAAGTCTTTCAATATAAAGTGGTACGCAAAAGCCACAGCACAAACCCAACCAACGGCAGGTCGCCAACCACCTTTAAAAAATGAACCACTCGCCGCTTCAGCTTTGTTTACCTCTATTTGTGCTAAGTTTAGTTGCTGTGCATGTTTATCTGCCATAGTAGCCAACTCATGTGCGAGAGCGGCTTTTTGATCTTTATCCTCAATAAATTTATCTAATAAACCAGTAACAGGACCAACTAATGCGTTAAGTAAACTCATTTTTTTGGAAAATCCAAGTCTTCATCATATTTAGGCGGGATAGGCATTCCTGGTCGTATCATCCCTGTTTTGGGATCTTTTTCTGGTCGTGTGTATTTAATCTTTTTTTCTATATCTAGATACTCGCTGATCACCTCTGGTACACCAAAAATATTCATACGTAAACTAGCCGTCTTTTTAGTTTTCTTTTTAGTTTTCTTTTTTGGTCCTGTAATTTGATCATTTCGACTCATTTTACTTCTCCTTTATCTGCCCTCTTTGCAAGTTGGTTGAATCCTATGAAAGAAGCCAAAACACCCATGTTCGACAATACCCATATTTCGGCTATGCCAGACAAATGATCAATTCTTTCTATAGGCACAAGGGGCGTCATCAATACAATTATAAAAGCTGTTACTGTAAGTGCTGAAAACCACACTAAATAGCGTTGCTGATCTTCTTTTTTATCACGGTTTTCTAATAGCACCATGCGTTCTTTGATAGCCATTTCTCTATCTGTTACAACACCATCACCATTAGTGTCGGCTTTTTCCCAGACTGAACCTTTTTCTAATGTTTTTTGGCTCAACGAACGCCTCTAAATTTTATACCACGCATAGCCGCTCCACCTCCTCGTGATACATTTGGCGTATCAGCATTGTTTTGTGTTGCAATCATGGTAGCTGAGTTTTCGCCTTCGGGTGGTGAACCTTTAGCTCTTTTCACAGGACCGCCGTACATATACTTACCACGGAAATAATCAGGGTCAATTTGTATTATTTCTGCTTCTACTTCATTTTCGTTGTCTGCAGTCAAACTGCCTTCTAGTTCTTTGATACGCTTGATCATATCATCACTTAATTTTTTCTCTGCCATTAGTTACCTCCTCTATTAGCTGTTCGTTGTAATGCAATTTGTGCTCGCATGTTAGCAATCTCTTCAGTGCTAGCAATACGTTCGCGTGCAAGCTGTGCTTGTTGGTCTATCCGCATTTGGTCTAACATGTTTTCAGCTTGATCTTGCTGTGCGTCTTGCTCCTGTTCTTGTTGACGTAAAGCAAGTTCCTGCGTTTTCAAATCAACGAGTGGGTCTTTACCTAATTCACCCAAGACTTTATTTTCTTGTTGCAGATAGGCATTTTGCAGTTCTGCTTCTACTTCGGCTACCCTACTAGCTAATAAAGCAGGATCTATTTGTGCCTGACCTTCCTGCATTTGCATTTCTTGTTGCACCATCATCTGTGCTTTCATACCGATGTGTTCAAAAATATGTGTTTGTAAAACCTGCATCATAGCTGGATTCCCACGTACAACGTTGCTTGTCATATAATTTAGATGAGCACTAATATGGGCATCATGGTTTTGGTCAGGAAAAGCTTTTAATTGTTGTCTACCAACCAAAGCCATTTGTGCTATGCCGTTTTCTTGCACAGGGTTCATAGGCATGGGCTGTGCAGGAGGAGGCAGTATTTGTTCTACATTATCAACATTGAGTGCATTGTACATACGCCTATATGCTTCGTATACATTATGGATATCTGGTTTGGCAGTAGCTAACTTTAGTTGTTCTTGAGCCAAACTCACACGTTGCGACATACTAAAAATATTAGGATTAGCCACTGGTATAATATCAATACGCCCATCGAAATCTGCCTGTTTCATTCCAGGCTGAGCATTGTTTATATTATATGGGTAATCACTGGGGTCCAACGCTATGATATCCGACAGTAACTTAAACTCTTGCTTCATAGCATTGTATAATCGTTTATGTACTGCCGACATAATACGGCTACCACGTTCTAGTAATGCTATCGTAGTGCCTACTGGCATTTCGGTATTTTGTATGTTACCTGTGCCAATATCAGTCGTACCAACAAATTTTTGAGCCGCTTGTACTACAAAACCTAATAATTGGAACAATGTTGCACTTGGTTCTTTGTATGGCAGTGGTAGTAGTGAGCTCCGTAGCTCTGTGCCGATTACATCAACGTCTCGCCACTCTCCAGGCTGAAGCGGTTGGTCATCGTCACGGATACGTAATCCACGTGACTTAAATCCTGCAGGCATATTCGCCAAAGTTCCCGCATCTACCAACTGTCGTAGGTTGGCTGTTGCCGTACGAGACAAGTTACCAAGCAAATGTATCAAACCATTACCATAAAAACCCAATCCAGGAGTGAACATATAGTGTACAAAGAACTGTTTTTTGCGTTTTTGCATGTCATTGCCGTCATAATTCCTGTAAACAGATAAAACATCACCAGAATCTGCAGAAACAGTCACAATATAGGGTAATTTTATACCTGTTGGCTCATTTTCAGCGTCAACATCCGGAAAATCTTCCAAATCTAGGTAACAATGCGTTTCGTATAGCGTAATTTCTTCATAACTTCCTACTTTTTCTACACCAGTTAGCTCTTCTTTGGTGTAATCAAGGTCAGATTGCTCGCCATCGCCACCTTTTACCTCAATATCATCATAAAATCCGCTAACTTGCAGTTTACGTAAGTCGTTTGGCGACATTTTTATGATATGTGTTACTCTTTCAGCACTATTTAAGTCCGTAGCGTTGTATGGCACTAACAAATCTTCAGCCTGTACAAACTTTGACACCTGTCTTCCCAACTGTGGGTCACGGTAAACCTTCTTAAATGCTGATCCACACAACCCTAAGTAGTATAACATCTGGTCAAACTCAGCATCATACTCTTCCATAGTGTGTATAATCTCGTAATTCATGTAATCTTTGACACGTTCGGCTTGTTTTTCGAGCTCAGGTGTAATATCGCCTACTACTTGTGTGCGTACAGGTCCACTGGGAGGGAGCAGTTCCTTATACGCTTGTGATTGAAACTGGGAAACTGCTTCATTTAGCATCGGATGTATTACACCTGTTGCTCCTTGGAAGGGTTCTGTACGATTTTCGTACTTCACACCTAACAACTCTAACCCTTTTATGTAGGTATTGATCCATTCTTGCCTTGCACTTTTGTCTTCTTCTACTTTTTCAAGCACCATACTACTAATGCCTGCCAAATCATCATCACTCAACGCTTCTACAAGGTTACTGCCAAACCCCATCTCGGGTTTTACTACATCTTCTGGACCTACATCTACACTGCCATCTTCATTTACTACTGTTTCTGTTGGTAATTCTACTTCAATATCATCACCAAGCTCAGGTTCGAATGGTCGATTGACCAATGTAAACTCTTTATCGATGTTATCGAATGGACTTTTTTCTTCAGCCATTCTTTTTCCCGCCTTCTATCACAATAAACTTAGGTTTTTCGGCTTTTGGTTGCACACTCTCAAAAAAAGCATTCATTTTTGCCTGTAATTGCTCTATAGTTATTTGCAAATCAGCCGTAGTAGACGTTTTGTTTGGGTGGTAAGTCTGTTTCATCTCTAAAATCCTCTGGGTGTGTTATAAATCCACCTTCTCTAAATCGGCGTAAGGCTTGTGTAACTGTATCAACATAATCATCATGCTCACCTGCTGGAAAAGAAGCACATTCTTCCATAACTTCTTCAGCCCATCTCTCTTCTGGACACCATACTAACCCACTTTCCAACAAAGGTGCAACTGAATTTACTCGCGTAAACTTATCATTACCCCTACTTGGGCTATAATTCTGCACAGGAATGCCCATAGACCGTAGTTCTTGCGTCAAAGGCATACCCGACGCTTTTGCTTCTATCAATACACATTCTGGATCCCAATATTCGTATTCTTCATGGGCTATACGCCGTAATTCTGGAAAATCCCACCGTCCTCGCCGTGCATCACACAGAATAATATTAGGCTTCATCTTATCTTCGCCATTGTAAAACACACCCCACGTCGTAATCGCACTATAATCAGCATTCGTCTGTTTACTAAACGCCGTATCATAACTCTGCATCACATATTGCAAGTCAGGTATCTTTTTCTCTTTCCATATACGCCACCAATCACGCTTTAGTATCGCTCCACTTTCACTCGTAGGGTTCTGTTGCCACTGTGCTTCCCACTTGCCCACCGATAACGAGGCACGAACCTTTTCCAATTCTTCAATTTTCCAAAAATTACTCCACAATGCCTTGCCATCTGGCATAATAGCAGGGAACTCAACCACTTCCCACTGGTCTGCAAGGATATCTCGTGCCTGTTGCTTCATCAACTTACCTGTCAAATCTATCTCAGACCATCGCGTCATCACAATCACAATGCTTCCTCCAGGCTGTAAACGCTGTCGCGGTCCACTGGTATACCACTCATACGCACTTTCCATCGCCGCAGGCGACAGGGCATCTTGTTCTGAATGCGGATCATCAATAATCATCAAATCTGCACCACGTCCAGTAATCGCACCTCCAACTCCAGCCGCAAAATATTCACCACCCTTATCCGTCTCCCATCTTCCAGCCGCCGAACTATCCTGTCGCAACTTAACTTCAGGGAATACCAAAGAATAATCGACACTGTTCATCAAATTACGTACCTTACGTCCAAAACGTACAGCTAGCTCTCCCGTATGCGTCGCCTGTATTATCTTTAACTTAGGGTTTTTGCCCATCAACCACGAAGGCAATAGGTAACTGGCAAACTCACTCTTAGTATGGCGTGGGGGCATATTCACAATCAACCTTTTGATTTCG